ATGGGTTTGAAAGATTTTGATCTCAAGTACATTGAAGGTATATCCGGTTTCGACAGGCCTCGTCCAGATGGGCGTCGTGATCCAACGATGGTCATCGAGCGCGCATGTTAGGGCGGAGCGCCAGGCGTGAATGTCAGCGATGGTGCGGGCGGATCGGTCGAGGGCAAGGCTGTCCATCGCGGTCCCGCTGCAATCCTTCGCCTCACCGTCCCCAAACTCCCGGCTCCGAATAGCGTCGGCGCGCCCAGCCAGATCCTCGTGTCCGTGCATCCTGGCTTCACGAGCGGCGGCCAAGAGCAGATCGCGGCTGTAGACCCACGCGCCCTCGCGCCTCTCCTTCACAGGATATTTCCGCGCGCCCGGCTCCAGGAACACGCCCTCGGGCATCTCTTCGCGGTCGCTGTGGCCTTTGTCGGCCTCGGAGCGCTCCTGCTCAGAAAGATGGCCGTGGGGGTTGCCTTCGTCGGCGTCTTTGGTCACTTGGCCTCTCTTGCCGCTAGTGCTCCAGCCTGAGCGCAGCTAGGCTGGTGAAAGCGGCGTCGCGCGCAGCGCGAATTACTCTGGGGCGTTCTGCTGTTCATTCTGAATATACCAAAAGCTGTTGGCGAAGAGGTAGACTTGCCCTCGGAAGCGGCAAACATCGCGCGGCGTTGCTTTTCAGAAACAGGGGGCATCAGGAGAAACCTTCAACAATGGGAAGAGCAAGGCAGCGGCAGTTAATCAACTCACCCGCATTTATCTTACGATTTACTTTTGGATCAGGGTCAAATAACCCTTCAGCTAAATTGTACTCTTGCCCATCCAATACATGTAGGTGCGTGTGTCTAGGAACTTTTCCGGCATGACTGTGGAGCCATTTTGCTCTAGTCAGTCCGCTTTCAATTGATCGGCAGCGGACTAGTTGAGCATTGAGCTTTTTGGCTTGATCTGAGGCGATAAAAGCTGCGCGCTTTCTGCTTATATCAAACCGTTTATGCAGTTCATCTGTAACGGTCTTGAGGTCATAGCCGTTTGAGTATCCCCGAGAAACAATACCCTCGATTTCCGTGAAGTATTTCTCCGGGATGCTCTTGATCAGGCTCACATTTTCAGCAACCGACGCCGCCCGGATATCGCGCATGGCGGCCGTTTCTTGAAAGCGCACACTGATCCCCGCATCGCGGAGGATCGTCTTCAGCGCCGCGTCCGAGCGGTTCGCAACGGATTGATCGAAATAAGCGGCAACCTTTGGCGCTGCCTCCTCAATCCGGCTGAGCCAACGATTCCGGAGCCGCTTGAGCACACGCATGAGCCACGTGAAGGGGCTAGCGTCCATGGCCAGCGTGGCGGGCGGGTGCTTTTTGTACTCGGCTGAGACCCACCAGATGACTGATTTGTGCACAGATTCAAGCATCCGCACGAGCCGACGCCGATAAGCGGCCTCCAGCCCAGAATTGGGCCTGACGGGACGAAGTGTCTTGGCTTTGGATCGGCGTGGCGTCATGGGAATGCCGCCCTTACGCGCCGCGCAGTAGTCAGTAGCCCTCGCTCACCGCGCGACATGGCCCCGGTCTGCGCCATCGCCTCCAGTTCAGCAAGCCGGGATAATGCAGTGCGCTCGCGGGGCGTTAGCCCGTGGTCCATGGCGCAGTCGTGCGCTGGCTTGTTGCCGAAGAGCTTCTGAATGGCGCTCCGTTCAGCGCCGAGCCCTTTCGCACTGCCAAAGAGCCGCCTGATGGTCTCAACCTGCGTTTCATCCAAGCCGTTGCCGAAGAGCCTGCGGATCAGCTCCACCTGCTCATTGTCAGCGCTGGCGTCCTCAGTCTCAGCCTCGCCATTCCCGAAGAGCTTCTGGATCGCGCCCGCACGTGCGGCGCCTTCGCCGGTGTGGTCTCCATCCCCCTCATGAGCATGAGGATCGTGACCGCCAGGCATGAGCCCCTCAGCCTCCTCCTCCGACAGATCCGGCATGTCCTCAATATCAAGGCCAGCGTAGGGCGTCTCCGGATCGTGAGCGACACGGGTGCGCTCTTCCTGCGGGCTGAGGGCACCGACTTCGATCAGGGTCTTGCCGGTGGTGGCCTCTGTGGCGCGGAGTTGGGCCTTTTCGGCCTCGGTCAACTCGTAGATCGGCAAGAATTCAAACGTGATATCGTTGTCTACATCGCCGAATAGCGAAAGCTGAATGAAGTTAAGGACCGTGGTAAGCGGCTCGCGGAACAAGTTCTCTTGTTCGGAGTGCACAAGATCACTCCAGCAACGAAGCTCGCCGTCACTTGACGCGTTGAGGCCGCTTGGCGAAATTCCTGTGAATTTTACAAGAGGTGTGCGACCAACGCAAGCAATGCGCTCAAGGGCTTGCGCCTGAAGTTCATGAAGCCCGCTGATTGGTGCGGAAACGTTAGTGAAATCCTCAAATTCTTTATCAATAGCCATAACGCCGCGATTGGAGCGCGTGGCGTTGAACATGTCAAGGCGCTTGAAGAAGTCATCTCCACCAGCGCCGGACAACACGGCGCTCATGTTTGTCTTCAGCAGGAATACTGTGAACGACTGAATGATGTCACTTACTGACTGGCGCGTCTCCAACCAGTTATCGACGTAAGGCTTCATCATCTGGCTCATCCAGAGCCCGCCGAACGAATATGCCGGTTTCAGCATGTCGGGTACCTCACGCCCGACCATCGTCAGCAGCCGGGAGACGTGGACTTGCTTGCCCATCGCAAACCAGACGCTCGGCGTGTACCAGTCCGAGCGCAGAGGGTCCGTCGAATTATATGCCTGCGGGTATGTCCACACAGGCTCAATGGTCCGGACGCCCTTTAGTGGATGGTCCCGCGACACTTTCGCCCGAGACGTGGCATTGCGCCCGTCGCCGAGGTTGGTTCCCAGCTCCTGCGTATCGTCGCCGTCGCCTGTGTCGAGGTAGAGATGCCCCCTCCCGAAAAATCCGTCATGGCGCGCGGCTTCGCAGAAAGCGCCACGCACGCCGAGCCGCTCAAACTCATCCTGGATCTTCGCGATCCGCTCGGCCTTGTCTTCGCCATCCCCCTTCGCGCGGATTTTGACCCATTTTCGAGTCATTTCCGTCGCTAAATTCTCGACGATGATGCGGTACTCAGGGCGCTGCGCCAGGAGTGACAACTCCGGGTAGCCGAGGAACGTCTGGCCCTCGGCATAAGCCGCGCTGCCCAGCCATCCTGGCTGAGCCCAGCCGCTCGCGCCATAGCCCGTATCGTCCATCGCGATCGATACGCCAGACGGGAGCACGCCTTTGGCCGGAACATACGGCTCAAACGGGTTGCTCACTGCCGCAGTCGGCTGCGCCGGGGCGCACCTCGCCTGTTCGACCGCCCACAAGCTCACCTTTAGCGGCGCCCGCTCCGGCTTGGCTTCGAACGGAAGCGGCAACTGCGCATCGCGGTTCCGCCACGCGCCCAGCGCCCGCTTGCGACCGTGCTCGCGGCGGATCGGCGTGGATTGGGCGTTCATTACCGGCGCGGCCCCATCGCCATCCGCATGGCGTCGTTCGAGATCACAAGCGGAGACTTCCCAACCGGCCAGAACGCCATGACGACGGCGTCCGCCAGATTGGGCGACTTCGTCCCGTCCGGCGCCTTGTCTACGACCATCTTCATTCGACTGCCTTGGCTGGCTGTGGGTTGGCTCAACTCCCGTTGCAGGGAGCGCAAAAGAGGTAGGCTCGACGGCAGGCTGATCAGTTCGCCCGGCTCCCAAGTGAAATCCGGCTCGTTGATGGCGCGCCAGGTCTTCTCAAAGCGGCGGCGGAGTGTCCACCACGCTTGGGCTTTGAGGTTGGAGTAGAAGTCCTTGTTCTTTGGCGATTGGCGGTCATTCGGAATGACATGACCCTCGGGATCAAGCACCGCAGCGCCCGCATTCCATGGCGTCAGTCGGACCGTGCGCGGCATCAATCGCTCCTCCATCAGGCGATTGGTCTCCGCCTTCACGCCACTCCCGACGCCGATACAATCGTATTGCAGATCAATAGATAAGCCATCAACTGCCACTTCAGCACCAGCCGTAGCCGCGCGCCTGGCAGTCTTCCCAGTATCTATCTCGGACCATTCAGCCAGCGATTTCAGGATGACGCCTTTGCGGATTGCGAGAGCGTTCCTGTCACCGCCTCCGTCTGCAACGTCAAGGCCAGCGGTCCAGCCTCCAGAGTCATCGAAGCAAAGCTTTATGTGCGCGTCTATGGCCGC